CAGGCTATATCCGATATGCAGGAACAGGACAACAAGGATCGTCACTCAGGCTCCGCTCTTAGAGTGAAGAATACAGGTGATAACTATTGAGCGCACCTATAACGTGGGCGGAAGCCTCTACTCCTATAACTTGGTCTGCCGTAGGAATTAATTGGAACAGTCCGGCAAAAGCGGATAGTTCCTCCTTTGCTGTAAGCGGGGGATATAGTCAGGCAAGTGGGGCAACCTTTCCCTCATCTGTATCCTTTGCTAACAACATGGGGAAGATACACGCTTCTACGCTTGCTACCTCTGGTGTAATATCTTTTGGGGTACAGAATGGATATACAAGCGCAGGAGGGTTTACCTTTGATAATGATATATCCTTTGCTCTTAATCAAGGGTATACGTCAAGCCCAACATTAACCGCTGTAGGCGCTGTAACCATCCCTATTAACGTAACTTATGTTAATGCAACTAATCACGCTGAGTCTGTAACGATAGGCTCTACAATGAATGTATCATCTTCTAACGATTTTCTTTGGAGCGATGTTAGCGATGTTACTACAGTTTGGACAGATGTGGAGTATCCAAATTGAATATAAATCCAACACTAAAGGCCGATGGAGGCTTGAAAATGCAACACAAAACAGATATGAACCTTGGCCTCAAAAACGTATGGGAGGTCGTGTGCTACGACTCGGAAGGTAACGAGAAGTGGAAAGAAATTAATAAGAACCTCGTCACTACGGTAGGCTTGAATCATGTCCTGTCCAGTACGTTAGATGGGGGAACACAGATTACCGCATGGTATGTAGGGCTTAAAGGAGCGGGTACTGTTGCCGCAGGAGATACGATGTCATCCCACAGTGGGTGGTCAGAGAATACAGATTATTCACAGTCTGTACGTCAGACCCTTACCTTGGGTACTGCCGCTTCTGGTAGTATTGATAACACTGGAAACCTCGCTACCTATTCGATTAACGGAACCGCTACTATTGCGGGGGCATTTATTGCTAGCGACAGTACGAAATCTGGAACTTCAGGCACTTTGTACGGCGCGGTAGACTTTAGTTCTTCACGCTCTGTTATCTCTGGTGATACCTTGACTGTGACTGTCACGCTGACAGCGGCGAGTGCGTAATGACTGTCGAAACTGCTTCATACATTAGCCAGTTAAATACGTCCTATCCGGCTGTTGGAGATGCGGTAGGCGAGGGTGACGACCATCTTCGCCTGATTAAGACCGTCCTTCAGACGCAGTTTCCCAATCTGACGGCGGCGGCTGTAAATGCAAACGTCACTGAGTTGAATCTGCTAGACGGTGTAACGGCTTTAGTTTCTTTGGCTACAGCAAACACATGGACAGCAGGACAGCGCGGAGAGATCACCGCTCTCACATCAGCCACGACAGTAACCATTGACATGGCTGACAGCAACAACTTCTCTTGCACTCTTGCCCACAATGCGACCTTTGCGAATCCGTCTAACCTCACAGCAGGGCAGAGCGGTTCTATCTTCCTGACGCAGGACGGCACAGGATCGCGCACGGCCTCTTGGGGAACTGATTGGGATTTCGCCGGAGGTACAGCGCCGACCCTGACAACCACAGCATCAGCAGTAGATCGTGTCGATTACGTTGTGCTTGATTCTTCCAACATCCACGCAGTCGCTACTCTTAACTTAAGTTAATGCCAATCGGTAACAACATACTTGCTGGCGCATCTGGTCAGGCGACTGGCTATGACGTCGAAAATAGCCTTCGGTTTGATGATGGTGATTCTGCTTATTTAGGTTGGACTTCTTCAGCAACCCCAACAGATTCTACTAAAGCAACATTTTCCTGTTGGTTCAAATTAGGGTCAGGCGCGGAATTTTCCACTGATATGACAACGTGGGCTTATAGGACTATTGTTGGTTGGGGTCATAGTACAGATGGAAGAACGTCTATTGGCCTGCACGATCAGTCTGTAAGTGGTGGTCTACCATGTATCGGAATTAAGAGTACAGATAGTGGCGGCTCAATGTACTTTAACTATTTGTCAAATGCGGTCATTCGAGATTTTAGTGCTTGGTACAATTTGGTTGTTGTTTGGGATGGGTCAATAGGCACAGCAGTTAACAGAATTAAAGCGTATCTAAACGGAACAGAACTTACTTGGTCTACAAGTTCCAATAGTCAATCAGATTTTTATATTAGTGGCAGAGGTATGCCAGTAGCCACTGTTGGCGCTAACTATGGTGGCTCATATCAAGGACATTGGGACGGTTATATTGCTGAGACTTATTGGATCGACGGCCAAGCCCTTACACCCGCATCCTTTGGTGAAACCAATTCAGACACTAACCAATGGGTTCCTATCAAGTACACCGGAAGTTACGGCACTAACGGCTTCTACCTAAAGTTCCAAGACTCATCTGCATTAGGTGATGACTCTAGCGGCAATACCAACGACTTCTCTGCAACGAATCTGGTTGCTACAGATCAGGTAATTGATAGTCCGACGAATAACTTTACAACTTTTAATTCTGTTTGTAAGGATTCTAATGCTGTTCTTAGCGAAGGAAACCTAAAAATTATTGGATCAGCCCACTTTGGCGCAAGTGTGGGAACTATTGGAGCATCTTCTGGAAAATGGTATTGGGAGATGGTAGCGGTCACAAGTATCGGAGGCTACATTGGAACAGGTATTGCAAAAGAAACATCCACCGATGCAATAGATTCTTTGTGGGCGGGAGGAACCGATAGTATTTCTTATTATCCTGACGGAAAGATTTATAACAATGGATCGACTACATCAACATCAATGCCCACTTATGCGGTGGGAGACATTATTGGTATTGCTGTTGATTTAGATAATTACAAACTTTATTTTTCAAAAAATAATTCTTGGATCAACTCTGGTGATCCCACTTCTGGATCAACTGGAACCGGATCAGTGGCAACTCCAGCATCTGTCGGATGGTTACCTGTTGCTCATGGCTCAGGTTCTAGTAGCGGATATGTAGCCAACTTCGGCCAAGACAGTTCATTCGCCGGAAACAAAACAGCACAAGGCAACCAAGACGGCAACAGCATTGGTGACTTCTATTACACGCCACCTTCGGGCTATCTAGCACTTTGCTCCGACAACCTCAGTGACCCTGCTATTGCTTTACCTACAGATCATTTTAATACACTACTCTTTGTAGGTGACGGAGCAAGTTCAAGGGCTGTAACTGGAGTCGGTTTCGCACCAGATTGGTCTTGGCTGAAAAATAGAGGCTATGCTAGCACTAACCATTTCCTGATGGATTCTGTTCGTGGCGATGGATGGAACATAAAATCAAGTTCAAGTGATGGACAAGCCGCTCATGCGACAATGCTTAAAACGCTAGACAGTGATGGTTTTACTGTTGGCAGTGGTGATGTAAATGCTAACGGATATAACATAGTCTCATGGAACTGGAAAGCAGGAGGCACAGCAGTCTCTAACACTGACGGCACGATCACCAGTTCAGTAAGCGCTAATACTGATGCGGGTTTTTCGATTGCTACTTACACTGGTAACGAGTCAGCGGCAACCGTAGGTCATGGGCTAAGTTCTGCCCCAGAATTGGTAATGGTAAAGCGTAGGGATACGGCGGCCAACTGGATTGTTGGTAGCGATGAATTGCAAACGTCCTACTGGGATTATTACATTATGTTAAATTCGACTGCGGCAGAAGCCTCAGAATCCAGTAATTTTGGGTATAACACGAATCCTACTGCAACGACATTCCCGCTTGGAAATAACGCCGCAACAAACGCATCCGGCGGCACTTATGTTGCCTACTGCTTCCATTCCGTAGACGCCTACAGCAAGATAGGTAGTTACACCGGGAATGGAAATGCAGATGGAACCTTTATTTACACCGGATTCCGTCCCTCTTGGGTATTAGTTAAAAGATCAAATGCCGTTCATAATTGGTATATGTTTGATAACAAGAGAGATGTTTATAACGCAGTAGATGCAAATTTACAGGCAAATGACTATGGGGCAGAAGATGATGGCCCTGTTGATATTGATTTTGTATCAAATGGTATTAAGTTGAGAGATAGCGGCAATGCTACGAATAATAGTGGCGGCTCTTACATCTACTTGGCCTTTGCAGAATCACCATTTAAGACGGCCAATGCCCGATGAGGAAATAATTTATGTGGTATAGCGAAACATTTGGAACAATTAAAACGCCTCGCGCTTTGACGGTTGATGGCGTTCAACACCCTGCCAACATCTTCAGGGCATGGACTAAACCAGAACTGCTGGCTATAGGCATCGCTCCTGCGCGTGTAGAGACTCCTGACAGTCGTTATTACAACACTGGCGCAGAGTCCTACACCTTCACTGATGGCGAGTGGGTAATCTCCTACGACACGACAGAAAAGAATGTCGATGATCTTAAAGCAGACCTGATCTCAAAGATCAAAGCCCATGTAGGCTCGTTGCTCTCATCCTCAGACTGGAGAGTGATCAGAGAGGCTGACGGTGGAACTGCTTTGTCTGATGAATGGCGTACCTACCGTAACGAGGTTCGCGCTCACGGCAACTCTCTTGAGTCTGGAGTAGAGGCATTCGCATCTATGAGAGCGGTCTACAACTTCCAGAACCATGAGGTACAAGAAGAACGATACCTGTCCACATACGACGATGAAGGCGTGGAAACGATTGGCCCTGAGACTGAAACGGTTGATCGTACTGTCGATAAGACCTATTGGGGTTGGCCGGAAGCGCCTAGCGCAGAAGTTGACCCATACTATGTGAGGTACTTGTAATGGCACTAGAATCAGCAAACTACGTTAGTGGTCTGGTAGCCACGAATCCAAGCGGTTCTGACAGTATCAGCCAAGGCGACGATCATCTGCGTCTTATTAAAGATGTATTGAAAACAAGTTTACCTGACGTAGATCAGGCGGCGGCTACTGTTATTGTTAAGGCTACCGCTCCAACTACTCAGGTAAAGGGAACAATTTGGTACGACACTACCCTTGGAATCCTGAAGGTAAATACTGCTACAACTGGATCATCTCCTTCTTGGTCTGACCTTATGGGTGGTGCGGGTACAAGAGCATTTTCTGTAACCAAGGGTGGAACCAATCAAACTGGAGTTGTCAGTGGAACCGCAACTAAAGTTACATGGTCGACAGAAGAATTTGATGTGGGTGGCGTATTTGCCTCAGACAAATTTACTTGCGACGTAGCGGGAAAATACCACTTCTACACAGCCGCCAAACTTACCGGGAATGTTCTATACGACAATTACATAGCCTTGTATAAAAATGGTTCTTTGTTTAGGTACGCAAACTATTTTATTGCTTACGATTCTGGTGCTAATACCGGTGTTCCTACTATGCAACTGGAGGCAAATCTTGACCTAGCGGTAAATGACTATGTTGAAGTTTTTGTTCATCAAGAGTCTAGTAGCAATCAAACAGTAGATGGAGCAACCACAGCAACTTGGTTTACAGGATATAAAATAGCCTAATGCCTCTAGTACCTATCGAAAACTTAGGCCAGATAGGAATTATAAAGGATACCCCTCCGTATAATCTTCCTCCTAACGCATGGTCTGATGGAAACAATGTAAGGCTCTTGGATAACGGCGTAAAGAAAGTCGCCGGATACCTAGAGGTGATGGCTACTTGTCCATTTGCCCCTTACTATATCCATCCTTACCTTACTGTTAGCGGAACATACTATTGGATTGCATACGGAGCAACAGATATAGCAGTATGGAATGGCTCTTCATGGACTGACGTAGTAAGACAGACCACGCTTACTCTTAATGGTGCTGTTTCAGCGAGTGCGGCAAGCATCACGGTAGATACTGGAGCCGCGCTGACTGCCCTTCCTACCAGTGGTACGTTAGAGATAGGCACTGACATTACATCAGATGCCAGTACAAACAAGTTTGAAACCCTAACCTATACCGCTAGGGATACTGGTACTGGGGTTATTACGCTGTCTGGTACAGCGGCTAACGCCCATCCTGATGGCGCTGTTGTTACCCCTTCTGGTAGCACAGGAACCTCAGACAATGACTATGGGGCTAACACCACAAACAAAAGGTGGACGGCTACCAACCTGAATGGTTTGGTTGTTGCTACCAATGGGCATGATACTCCCCAGATGTGGCCTCTTAGCAGTGGTGTTCCATCGTTGGGTACTCCGTTTATGGAATTGCGTAACTGGCCCTCTGGAAACAAGTGTAAATCAATACGATCCTTTAGGACGTTCCTTGTTGGCCTTAATTGGGAAAGAACTAACGAAGAGCCGCGCCTAGTAAAGTGGAGTACGGAAGCCTCATACGGCTCTCCCCCCTCTACATGGGACGAAACGGACGCTACGCTAGATGCGGGTGAGTATGAACTTTCAGATACGCCGGGAGATATCATAGACGGTCTACCTCTTGGTGACTCGTTTATAATTTATAAAGATGACAGTATCTACATTATGAACTATGTGGGTACTCCATATATCTTCTCATTTAAACTCCTGTCTCCCACCATTGGATTGTTGTCTAAGGAAGCGGTAGCGGAGTTTGAGGGTGGACACTTCTTTATGGGGAACTCTGACTTCTATGTGTGTAATGGTCAGACTGTAATGCCCATGTTGTCTAACAAACTCCGTAGAACAGTGTTTGACGAGTTAAATGGTGACAACTACCAGAAGTGCTTTGTCGCCGCAGACTACGTTAGAAACGAAATGATGGCCTGCTATCCCGCAGGATCATCTACTGTAGTAAACAAAGCCCTTATTTGGAACTGGAAGGATAATACATTCTCCTTCCGCGATATTCCTGATACTTCACACATTAACTCAGGTATCGTAGAGATTACTGCTGGTGCTACATGGGATGCCTCATCCGAAACTTGGGATGCTGAATCAGACCCTTGGGGCGCTACCAACTACGATAATGTGATAAAGAACATTGTGTTTGCTGATGTCACTAATACTAAGATATTCAGGGATAACAAGGGCAACAAGAAAGACACAGCCACCATGTCAGCCTACATTGAGCGAAGTGGTTATGACTTGGGTGATCCCCAGTCTGTTAAGTTTGTTTCTGCCGTCTACCCCCAGATTGAAGTGAGTGGGGATAACACGGTGAACGTGTACATTGGTAGGCAGATGAGTACGGAAGAAGGTATCACATGGGAAGGGCCAGTAGCCTTTAACCCTAACTCTCAGTCCAAGGTATCATGTAGAGTAAGCGGCAAATACTTTGGGATCAAGGTAGAGTCTGATACTGACATTGACTGGAAGTTACATGGCCTATCCTTTGAAGTGCAGAAGAAAGGCTTGAGAGGATCAAGAAGTCATGGCTAACGCTAGCGTAAAGAATGTAAAGTCTGTAAACAGATGGACTCCAAACCCCGCTCCGTTAAACAACGAACAACTCTCTGATTACCTCTTCCATGAGTTAAACAGATTATCTGATATTATATTTAACTT